TAAATACCTTTCATACCCATAGATATTAACCTACGATCTGCTATATAACGAATATACGTTTTAACTTCTTCAGGTGTAAGTCCATCCACTGCCCCCATTTTAAACGCAAGATCAACAAATTTATCCTCAAGATCAACCATCTTACTTGCCGTTTTATAGATTTCTGATTTTGTTTTATCATTCCAAACCCCTCTATTTTCCTCTATATAAGTTCTAAATAATTTAATCATACCTTCTGCGTGTTGTGTTTCATCTACAATAGACCATGTAACTATCTGTCCCATGCCTTTCATCTTACCATGTCTAGGGAAGTTTAATAACATAATAAAAGAAGAGAACAATGCTAGTCCCTCTGTAAAGGCAGAGATAGCCGCAATCTGTAAAGGTATTGGTACGTTTTGTTTTGATACATGATCTTTAAAAAACTCATGTTTATCTCTCATAGCTTCATATTCATTGAACTCATTGTATGTGCTATCTGGCATACCAAGAGATTCAATAAGATGTGAGTAAGCTGCTACGTGTAATGCTTCTCTTGAACAGAAAGAAGATAGCATCATACGTACTTCTGGTTGTGGAAAATGTGGTAAATAATTTTCTACATAGCCACCAGAAACATCTATATCTGACTGTGTAAAGAATCTAAATATATTAGTAAGAAAATATTTTTCTTCTGTGCTTAGTTTGTTTTTCCAATCTTTAACATCTTCAAGCATTGGTACTTCTGTATGTAACCAATGTGATTGCTCATGCTTGAGCCATGCATCATAAGCCCAAGGATAATGAAACGGTTTAAAGTAATCTCTTTGATCTTGTAATTTTAATTTATTCATGTTCGCCCCCATTCCCTCTTCCTAAACCACCAACACTTCTAGGAAATAGTTTTCCAAAAAAGCTTGGGTTTGTTTTAGCCACCTCAAAAGTAGCTGCTGTTACAAATAAACCAAGTAATAAAAATACATGAGCTACAGCAGAAATACCAAACACAATAAATGAACCCATGTATATACTAAATATAATACACCACATCCATGCTAACACTTGCATAACCATATGCCGCACAGTTAAACTTGGTATGTTACTTAGTGGATTATATCTATGGTCCATAATAGACATCCACCAACCACCTACAATTTTAATCACGTTGAAATACCTCTCTTATCTAAATCTTTAGGTAAACAAAGAAACTTACTTACTTGTGCTCCATCTATTTCTTTGTAAGAATTTTTAGCAAAATCAAGTAACTCACCTATATTATCAGTTACATATTTATAACACTGTTCTTGTTTTTCAAATACTAATTCTTTACCATCTTTATGACTAACAACAAGAACATTACCTGTGTCATAATCTTGTAAATTAGGAAAGAACATTACAATTATTATTATCAATTTACTCATTTTTACTTTTCCTTTCTAACATATAATAACACTCATAGCAAAGTTTTAATCCTTTCCTATCCCATGTAAATTCATATTGATCTCCTGTTACCCAACCTAGTTTACATATGTAACATACATTTTTAAATTCTAAACTATCTACCATGATTAGGGTGAAAATTATAATTTATATTTGCTAGTTGTCTAGCTTCTATTGCTTCCTCTAAATTATCATAACTTCCTAAGTAGATCTGCTTGTTATTAACCTGAATATGTGCTATATATTTATTGTTAGTTTTATGCCATACCACTCCAGTATATCCAGTTGTACTATTTGTTTGAAGTGTTCTATTTTTTTTATTTTCAAAACCAGATACTTCTCTAAGATTTATTATTCTATTATCAGTTGGATCGTGATTGATATGATCTATTTGATCTTTAGGCCAACAACCATAGTAATGTAGCCAAATTATACGATGTGCGCAATAGTTTTTATTAAAAATTGCACCTTCTTTTTTTGAAATTCTTACATGTTTTGAGCGATAGTCTTTAGTTTTATAAGTAAATGCTTCCTTACCAGCATATCTAGTGTTCCATCTACGTGCGTAAACTTCCTTTTTAAAATATTTTAGAGGTCTTTCTTTCCAAAAAAGATCTCCAGTATCAGGATTATAATCTAATAACTCTCTAACTATTTCAGCAGTAAGTTCCATAGTAATCTCCTTATCCTTCACAGGCAAGACACTCATCTCCAGATGCTAGTGCTTCCATGTCTAACTCATTAATAATCTGTCGCTCAATCTTACGGCTAACTTTGTCAGCCTTACCAATCTTTTCTGAACGACAATAGTACATAGTCTTCAGTCCTTTCTTCCATGCCATGTAGTGTATAGCATGTAGGTATTTAATCTCAGCATCAGGTCTAAAGAATACATTAAGAGATTGTGATTGGTCAATGTATTGTTGTCTATCTGCTGCATGTTCTATAACCCATCGTTGATCTATCTCCATAGCAGTCTTAAATACTTCTTTCTCTTCAGAGGTAAAAGATCTTAGATGTTGTACAGAACCATCGTTAGCTATGATACTAGACCAGATACGTTCATAGTTTAGCTTACTATCTTCTTCACATTTAGTCTTAATAATTTTATCTAAGAATTTGTTTTTATTTAAGAAAGATCCACTAAGAGTATCTTGTCTATAGGCATTAGCTCTCCAAGGTTCTATTGATGGAGAAGTATTACCCATGATAATAGAGCTAGATGCATTAGGTGCAATAGCCATTACATGACTACATCTTAGTCCTGTCCCTACAGCATCAGGAGCTTCACCTCGCAATAAAGCTAAACTTCTATTAGCATAGTCTAAACCTTCTCTAATATGTTTAAACATTCTAATGTTATGAGATTTAGCTAACGCACAATCAAAGGGTATGTTTTTACTTTGTAAGTATGCATGAAATCCAAGTGCTCCAACTCCAACTGATCTCTCTCGCTTCGCACTATAACGAGCACGATGAATAGTATCAGGAGCGTTGTCAATAAAACTTTGTAAAACATTATCTAACATTTCTAATGTATCTGATAGAAAATCTTTGTCTTTAGACCACTCATCAAAGTACTCTAAGTTTACAGAAGATAAACAACATACAGCAGTTCTTTCTTCTGATGTAGGTAGAATAATTTCAGAACATAAATTAGATTGGTTTATTTTAAAACCTTTTTGTTTTAACCATGATGGCATTTCATTGTTAGACTTATCAATAAAATGTATGTAAGGTTCTCCTGTTTGCATACGCATTTCTAATATACGTTGCCAAAGTTCTTTAGCAGAAACAATATCTCTTACTTCGTTACTATGTGGATCAACTAGATCCCAACTATCATCAGCAAGTGGATTAACCATACAGTGTTCAAGAACACTCATAAACTTATCTGATATGTTAATACCATGATGCATATTAAGACAACGAAAGTTTTGATCTCCTGTTGGTTTACGCATCTCAAGAAACATAAGTATGTCTGGATGTGATATGTCTAGATATGCGGCATAGCTACCTCTACGAGTTCTCCCTTGTCTGTATGCCAAGCTTGATGCATCATACATTTTGAGGTGAGGCATAACCCCTGTAGACTTATCATCAGATGAACGAATACCAAAGCCAACACCAACACCACCACCCAACATTGAAAGCCAGTTTGTTTCACTTAAATTCTCCACTAATCCTTCAGAACTATCGTCAATATAATTAAGATAACAAGAAATAGGAAGCCCACGTTTAGATCGTCCATACGATAAAATTGGTGTTGAATACGAGAGCCAATGTTTTGAAGCGTACTCATATAATCTTTGAGCATGTTCTTTATTAGAACCAAAACAGCTAGATACATGTGCAAACCTTTCTTGTGGTGAAATTTCATGATCCATCATGTAAGCTTCTTTAAGACGAGTGATCCCTAACTCATCAAAAAGATTATCTCTCTCAGGAGAGATTGTAATATCATCCTTAATCATTTGCCCCTACTCGTTGTAATATAAATCTAAAATCATTTCAGCATAGTGTATTACTTTTTCTATATCTTTTCTACCCTCTCCTTTTGTGCGATGTCTCGTTACATACTTTACAATATTACCTTCACAAAAACTTAAATTATTTTTTTCTATGTACTCTATTGGTTGTATCTCACATTCTTTGTAATGATCTCCACCTACTTGTTTTTCTAGTGATGATTCTTTCAATTCTTTTTCTTCTCTTAATTTTCTAATTATATACTGATCTCTTGATTCATTTTTAATATTCATTTAATTCTTTCTATAAAAAAGAGTTTAACTTTTTTCTTATACTTGAATTATCTTTTACAGTTACAGCTTTAATTGCAAAAGTTCTCACTGTCTTAGGATCAACACCTGCTAGTTCACAGGTATAAACAAAGTTCTCACATGTTACACCAACAGAGGCAAAGACCCAAGCATTAGCTTGATCTCTTAGCAAAGATGTTTCTACAGTTTCATTATCTACTTTAGGTTTAGATAAGTCAAGTAGTGCTCTTAGAATAATCGCTAAGTTTAAACTTCTATCAGGATTCTTTCCTGTTAAATCATACAGTGATTCGTTTTCTTCTAAATCATTTTCCATTTGGTGGTTCTTGTACTGGCCTATAAAATTTACCTCCTACATAATTATTGTAGAAGGCTGGTTCATTTGTTCCCTCTAATTTTGAAGTTAATACATGATTTATTACTTGATAATAACACTCATAATATTTTAAACTTCTTTTATTTTTACACTCACAAATAATCTCAAACTTAAATGCACGTTTACCTAATTTCTTTATATCTTCATTAAGATATTTACTAGAGCCTGTATAAATTCTCCAGTTAGACTCTACCTTTTTTTTATTACGAGTTACGTAATATTGTTTACAGCCTATATAAGACTTATTAGTTTTCTTATTAGTTATTTGATAGACAAAACCAAAATGAACATGTGGTTCTGGTTTTTTATGATACTTCCAATGCATGCACTTCTTCTACATCTGGTTCTCTCACAACCTGTGTTAAAAATTTATTACCCTTTGCATACTTAAATACACGTAGTCCTTTACCTTGGTTAGAATCTGCCCAACATGTTTGCTTATAACTACAATAGACACAACCAACAGCCAAGCTACGATTACCAGACTTGCCATCAGGTATATCAGAGTAACATTTATCAGGCAAGCTATCTTTACTAACAATATTTTTAAGATGTTTGACCCTTGCTTCTGCATTAATCATATCCATCTGATGTAGTTTAGATAAACATATCTCTCCAGTAGATTTATTTATTGCAAGAAATGCAGCAGTATCTATACCATTTGCTTGAGCGTAAGCAGATATTTGAGCGACATATCCAAATGGATCGTCTTCCACTAGATTATTTTTTCTAAACTTTTCAAATCCAAAACCACTAGCTGACTTACAGTCAACAAGAACACCATCAATAACAGAGTCTTGATGTCCAGCTACACCATCAACATGAACTTCTTTTTGTTGATCTTTAACATCATGTCCTGCAATAGTAGAAAATAAAAGTAAAAGTTCTTCTAGAATATAACCATATAAAAACTTTATTCTAGTAGATGGTTTAAGTTGTTCTTCTTCAAGAGGACTATTAACATCTAACCAAATCTTTCTATCTGGTTTACCTATTGCAGAAAGTCTTAAACCAGTTCTATCTTTAGGAACTTCATATAGAAAATCTTTTATATGTACCTTTAGCATTTCACCAAAAGTATCTATGTGTTTATCTACTTCTTCTTCATCCATATCTATAGGATCAAGATTAAATAAATTATATATATCTTCTACAAGAGTATCAATAGTTTTCATCGTAAAACAGGGGGAGCAATGCAGAGAGGAAACATCACTCCCCCTACTCCTTAGTTAGAAGGGAACTGAGGCTGACTCTTGTACATATCCACCGTCAACAGGGGCAAAGTCTTCCTTGCTATTTGCATATTCAATAAATTCTACAACCTGAACAGCAGCAAGGTCAGCAGATACACCAGACCTACCAGCATAATTCCATTCATAAGGAATTGCTTTTACATTAACAAGACTGCCATTGGCAATCAACTTATCATCCCACAGATTATTCTGTGAGTCTTTAACAATAGGAGCTTTACGTTCACTCCCATCCTTTCTCATTACCTTTCGTTTAATGGTGACAAAATCACCACGATCATCGCCTTTGTTTGTTATTTTAAGATTAGCTCCTTCAATAACAGAACGGTTATCATCGTCAACCTCAATTTGTATTGACCATACTGGATCAAACTTTGTATTAGGTTCAATGATTGATGCGTAGTGACATTTTCCTGTAATGTAAATTGGATCATTCATGATCTTTATTTTCTCCATTTAAATTTGCACTGGACTATTCCAGCCTTGATTGTCTAGTAACTTTTACATAATAACATAGTATTATTTTGTTGTCAAGTACTTTAATGTGTTTCTGCCCAATTATTTCCAACTTTATAATCAGAATCTAAATCACATTTAAAGTTAAATATCTTTTGTGTTTGATACATTGCCTCCTTTGTTAGTTTACAAAACCTTTGTACGTCTGGCTTGGCTACTTCAAATTGGTATTCATCATGAACAGATGCTACCAACTTAGCATCAATACCAGATCTTCTAACCTTTTCATTTATCTGCACAAGCCATTGCTTACAAACTATAGCACCTGCACCTTGAAGTAAAGTGTTTAATGCTGCATGTTCTGATCTAATCTGTAGTCTTCTACCATCAAGACCTTTAATAGTACCAGCTTGAGCAGCCTCTGATACATTTGATCTAAGTCTTTTCAAAGCTGGCATGTTAGATAAGAACTTAGATATTAATCTCTGTCCTGTAGAAGCAGAGCCGCCAACAACTTTACCTATTTTAGCTGGACCTGCACCATAAAGAAAAGCATAGATAAAAGTCTTAGCTTGATCTCTAGTTTTTAGTCCTGCTGCTTTTTGATTAGCAGTATGCACATCACCAGTTAATACTTCTTCTGTAAAATTAGTATCATTCATGTAGTGTGCAAGACATCTAAGTTCAAGACCACTAGCGTCAGTGCCTACAAGTTTATGTGTGTTGCTGTCAGACACTCCCCATAGTGCTCTACATTCTTTTCCATAAGGACTATAGACTGCTGGCACTTGTGCCATGTTGGGACTGTGGTGAGCCATACGGCCAGTAATAGTTTTAAGAGTAAGAACACTACCATGAACACGTAAATCATTATTACACTCTTTTATCCAAGACTTCAAAAGACCAGTTCTTTTTTGTAGTAAAAAATATCTACTAAACATTTCAGCTTCTGGCATTTTAATTTTAGATAATACAGCTTCATTAACCACAACATTACCTTTCTCTGTGTAAACAGAGGGACTCCATCCACGATCTATTAAACGATCTGCTATTTGTTTACGAGAAGCAATGTTAAATGGTATCTCTTTTGTCTTAGTTTTTAGTTCAACAATAGTAGGTTCAAACATCTCCAATGATTGTTTCTCTAGTTCATGTTGCTCATCTTCTAATTTAGCTAAGAGTAATTGTCCTTCTCTTATATTAAATGCAAACCCATTACGTTCTTGTTGATCAATAATAACTCGTATATTTCTTTCTAACTCGTAAGACTTTTTAGAAAACTCTACACTTTCTTTCTCTAATTCTTGTGCTACTTTTCTAGTTAGTGATACATCTTGTTTACAATAGTCTAACATCTCAAGAGTAAATTCATCAAAATTATCATAATCAATCTTATGACTATTTAATTTATTACCCCATGCTTTTAAACTGTGACCACCTTCTCTAATAGGATTAAATAGTTGAGACTCTAGTAAAGTATCACGTACCTGTGATGAAGATATTTTAGATCCTGTTAATCTATTTAATACAGGTGCATCAAAACTAAGACCATTGTGCATTATAAATGTGTCTATCTTTTTTGACCACTCTCCAAACTCTTTACATTGATCTCCTATCCACTCACGCATCTCTCCTGTATGATAGTGTTGTGCAACTATACAATGTATACGACTAGCATCTAAGCTATCTGTTTCTATATCTACTACGGCTGTAGTCATGGTATGTCTACGAGAGTTGCCTCCTGTACTGGTATATGAAAAAAACTCTCGCCCTCCTTTACGTATCTATTGGATATTTCTTTAACATCACAATGTAATAATATTTCTGCTTGTATGTACCAAGCTTTCTTACAATCATTTCTAAATACTAGAAATGAAAATAGAGAATCTGGATAAAGCTCTTGCCATTTTTTAACTAATCTATTTTTTCTATGAGGTATACGTATCTCCTCCCAACTCTCGTTCCAATCTCCTTTCCAACTGTACTTAACCTCTACTTCAAATAAATGATGTGGTTTATTATCTATACTACAAACTATATCAAAGTCTTTTGTTTCTTCAGTTGTAATTTGTGGGTAGTTCATAGGTTTAATAAATCTAAGTGCTGCTTCCTTTGCTGCTTTATCGGAAGCTTCATACATACTTCTATCAAATATTTTTCTTTTACCTTGATATTGTTTAGTCATTTTCATCATCCATTAATGGGTTGTCAATCTGTGACATTCTACCAGAGTCTTTATCATAATGCAAGTGACAAGCTACACCAGTGTCACCAGTATATCTATTCTTTAGAATACGTATGGTAGTGGTGTTAGCTTCTACATCATCGTCTGCTTGTTGGTTACGCTCTAGTGCTATCACTGCATCAGATAGGTGAGCAATAGAAGCAGAGCCACGTAAATGTGAGAGCGATACCTCACGCCCATCCTCATGACCACGATCACCTGATGGTCTACGTAGATGACTGACAAGCAGTAAAGCTATGCCTGTTTCTTCTACAAGGGATCGTAGCTTAGTCATAAGAATATCTATAGACTTACGTTCATCTCCATTATCTTCCTGACCTGATACAAGAATAGATAAGTGATCTAGGAATACCCACTTACATTCAAGAGCCTTGGCCATGTACCTTACACGATCTAGTATCTCATCGTTCTCAATAGAACCAAAATGATCAAAGGCAAAGAACCTACCAGATCCAATAGTTTTATTTTGCCAATTACTTAACTGCTCTTGTGTATACTGATCACGTATCTCTTTTATGTACAGTCTAGCATTAGCTTCAACACTCATAATATTAAATGCGGTATTGCGAGTGTTCTCTTCAAGAGCTAACACACCAATGTTATCCTGTGTGTTAGACATAATATGATGCATAAGCTCTCGCATGATACTGGACTTACCCATACCTGCACCAGAGGTGAATGTAATTAATTCACCAGTACGCATACCATATGTCTTTTCATTCATCTTAGACCAAGGATAGAGACAAGTCTCATTTACTTTTTCATCATAAAGAGATGCACCAAGGTCAGCAAGATTTATTATACCCACTGGTGTGTATGTTCTGGCATTCCACCATGTATTTACAAACTTCTCACGTTGTCCTGTTTTTAAATATTCATTAGCATCTTTTAAATCAAGACTCATGATCTTACATTTGTTAGGCTCAAATAACTTGGCTACTTTTTGTTCTGCTTCTCTGCCCTGCTTGTCATTGTCAAAGCATAGAACAATCTGATCAAACTTATTTAAGTAATCCAGAGCTTGTTGACAGTTCTTCAGCGCAGATGCCGCACCGTTCTTGATGGATACAACAGGCCACTTAGAACCTAGTAACTCGTAAGCAGACATAGCATCTAACTCACCCTCACACACAGTAATATACTTACCACCTTGGTTAAATTTATTCTGCCCGAACAGAACTGCACCAGACATGTTACCTTCAGAGTAAAACTTTTTACTCTGTGTCTGTCTAAATTTTGTGGCTATGTGATTGTTATCTTTGTCGTAGTATTTATATTGGTGATCAGTGATCATAGATCCTTGCATAGAGACAGTAACACCATACTCTCTGCAAGTTTTCTCACTGATTTTTCTGTCAGCTATTGCTGAAAAGTTAAAAGATTTATTTTTATTAAGTTGATACGATTTCTGTTGTTGTATCATGTTGCCCTCTGATTTATAGTTTGGTGGGAAGTATGTCTCGCAACTGTAACAAAAATGATGGCCGTCATCATATTCTACATTAGCATCACTTGAATCACATTTAAAGCAAGGCTTGCGGCTAATAGCACGAGAGTTATCTCTATCATATTCTTTTAATCCTGTATACATTATTTACCCCTAGATATTTAAGTAGTCCTGCTCTATTATCTATCTCCTCTTTAGCTTGTTTTTTAGTTTTAAAATTTAAAGATAGTAATTTACTATTAATAGATAATTTCCACATAACTATTCAAACAGATCATCGCTTAATAAATAATTTACTATATCTTCTTTATCTTCCATAACTTCATCAACCTCTTTTTTAGCAAGACGTTTAGCATCTTTAAGAGAGTAACCTTCTTCTTCATACTGTCTTGTAAGATCTCTAAAGATGTCATTTCTTTCTTTATCCCAAATATTTTTAACCATCTAAAAATTCCTCTGCATATTCTTTTCTATCATATGAGTTGGTGGGATCGTAACCATGTTCCTTCATGTCAATCCAAGTTTCTTTGTTTATACCTAAAGAGTTTCTTAAACTTTCTTCTTTCTTTATTCTGTAGTAATCAAAATCATAAATTTTTGTCATGCACTTCAACCCATTTATTCCTATTATCTTTTTCATACTGAGATAGTCTTTTACGCAAATCTCTAATCTCTTCATCTCTTTTTTTTATTATATCTTTTAGTTGTTTAATATGTTTATGTTCTATCATTTTAATACTGTACTGTCAACATAGAATATATGTGTGCCTATCATACCAAGCATTTGAAAGTTAGGACTCATGCTCCAATTAGGTGATACATAATTTGCATGATAGTGAGTAGCACCCATTGTGGGTTCTACATAAACACCATTCATGGCAAGTGTAGCCGCATCTATTGCTTTCTTATATGCTTTTGTATTGTGTATTCTTTCTGGTTTACCATCACACCAGTAAGAGAAGTGGCATTTATTTCTTACAGGATTACCATTAATATATCTACCTTGATGGACAACTTCACATATTGTATTAGGATAACTAGGGCTTCTAACTCTTTCTATAACTACATTAGCTACTGCTAACTGTGCTATAAAACTTTCTGATCTTGATTCAAAATATATTGCCTCTGAAAGACAAGATAAATCATCTGCTTTAGGTTTACTAGTTATTAGAACAATCATTAATGTACTAATAAGTAATCCTAATACTACTTGATAATTAATTTTCATTGTAACCTCTCTATAGCTACATTATTTAGAAATCTACCATTAACAAATGGTACTCCTTCATCTAATAAATATGCTGCGGCTTCTTCATAAGAATTAAAACTACATATAGTTTCATCTTCCTCAGATATGAGCACATCAAAATCTCTTAGATGTGTAACAATTCTATTTTCATATTGAGTAATTATAAACTTA